GATCTCCAGCTCGAAAGCCTTCACGACCGTCTCGGCTGTGTCTCCGATGTAGTGTACGTGTGTGATGGTGGTGCTGTGTAGGAGGTCGTCATCCCTCCCGACCACCAGCGACGTCTGGTGACTGAAGTTGAAATCAAACAGCGCCGTGCCCGTGAAGTCGATCTGTGCCGAGGCGTACGCAAACTGCGACCCCGCCAGTTCGTAGAACCACAGCGCGCCCACGTAGTGATTCACCCGGCCATGAAACCCCATCCCATCGATCATCCACGCCGTTCGCTCCGGCGCCAGGCAGATCGAGTGGTAGGTGTCCCAGTCCGTCGCCAGGCTTAGTTGCGCATTCAGGGCTGGCGTGGGCAAATTCGTTGACGGCACTGCTATTTCCAGGAAATCGAAGTTGAAGATGTTGGGGTGTTCCGAGTCGTTGTTTGGCCCCGTATGCTGCGCCACCACCGTATGCGTCCCCGCGCCGTACTGCCCCAGCGGGATGCGCGCCAGCGCGTCTTCTCCAGGCAGCAGCAGGCTGGGTGTCATGGGAGCGCCGCCGTCCACCGTGACCGACAGATTCGCCCCGCCGTCGAGAAACTCAGCCCCCAAATACAGGCTGTGCGATGCCGATACAGAGTACGTGCACGTGAGCTGGGCCCCTTTCGTCATGGTCGAGTGGTACGAACCATTCGAGTAGTTGTACGGTCCCTTGAATGCCGTCCAGCCGTCCGAGTATGTGACCTCTGGAGCGTCGTCTTCGATCCGCCGGCTCCCCGGGCCAGCCACCAAGTAGCCCCGGTTCGTTCCCGTCACCGTCCAGTTGCTCACTTGGACATCGAACTCGGTCCGCTGGAACGCCCCATCCTGCCACGCGGCCACATAGGTCCAGCGCATCTTCCGCACTGACGTCATCGCAACGGGCTGGCCACTTGTGTCCGTCAGGTTGCCGAAATCCAGGTGGATGCGCCACGTGGTCGCCGACGCGCCGCCGCTCATTCGTTGCCACCAAGGTGACCACGACTCCGTCCGGGCTCCCGAGACGAATCCGTACACGCCCACTCGGTTCCAGTTCGCGCCCGCAGTTCTCGACGTCAAAGTGAGCTGCGCTCCGGAAGCCGTCGCAGCCATCGTCGCGGAACCGATCTGCGCGTCGCTCACGATTCCCGCCAGCGCTCCGACCGCACTCGCGATCGTGTCCGAGAGCCGCACCTCGTAGTTGTACTGCTCCGTCAGCCAGGCCACGCCGATGTAATCGCCAGCCGTGGGCGTTCCGGTGAGGGTCAGGGTGGCCGATGCCGCCGCGGGCGTCCCCTCAATCGGTGTCGCATGCTCTGGTGTGTACAGCGGTACCAGATCCGGCTGCGACTGTCCGTCCCGCCAAACCCGCAGGTACGGCCATCCCACGGTCGCACCCAAATCGCTGTCGATCGGCATGCAGTTCGTGCGCGTTTCTTCGTAGGTAAGATCGAGCCCGCTCAGATCTCCGTCCGGCAGCGTTCGGAAGAGCGGGTGTTCGAACCCGTTGTCGCGGTTCCACTCGATCACGGCCCAATCGAACTGTTGCCGCCAACTCCCCGACACCGTGAATCCCGTGGCGCTGGTCGCGCTCAGTGCCGCTACCGCCGACGGCTGCTGGAAGTAGCACTGCAGGTCCCGGTCCGGCCGAAGCTTATCGAGTGTCTCTGCCATGTGTCCCTTACAGGTTGATCGTCACCGTCAGGTCGCGTCCCGGTTTCGACCCCGCAGCCTGGGGCACCTTGGTGATATCCAGCGTGATCAAGCCGCCCGCCGGCAGTGGTGGCATCCCGCACCCATTCACCGTGTTCGAATAGGTCAGGTCGGCAGGGATCGACAGGGTGCAGTACACCGCCCCGTTCACCCGCACGTCCATCTGCACCCACTCGATCGGCGTCCCGCCCGGCGCATTCGCCGGCGCATCGCTGACCATGGCGAAGATGTTCCACACCGTGTGCGTGCCCTGCATCACCAGCGGCGGCGCCGCGTTGGTCTCGACGGCCAGGTTCCCTGCCACCTGAATCGAGTACTGCCCCGCCGAGAGCGTCCTGAGCCCCCTGTCTACTGTGCTCATGAAGCACCCCGTCGAAGTTGGGCTATCCCCAAAGGCGTTGGTTACGAAGAAGGTTGCGGCCGCCACCCTCGCGTCCGGCAGCAGCACAAAGTAGGCGAAGTCGCCGCTGGCGGGACTGCCGAAAAAGTCCGCCGGGAACGGAACCACCAGCCGGATTCGGGTCAACCCGTAAACAGTCGCCGCGGCCGTGTGCCCCTCCACGTTGCTCCCCATGGCCCCCCGCAAAACGTCCAACTGCAGACCGTTGTTTCCGACGTGTTGAACCTGGAGCAACTCGGAGTCGATCTGAATCAGGTCGCCGGCGTGCATGGACCCTGCCTGCGCCAAGGTCAAGCTCGTGTCACTAGCCACGATGTCGGCGCCCAGCGAATCGGGCGGTGGATACACCAGCTCGTTCCAGTAATAAAGGGCCAGGGTGCCGGATGAAACCGAACTGGTGTTCGTAAGCTCCTCGAAGCCCACCCCCGTGAGTCCCACGTCGCCGGCCGCCCGCGTCACGAGTCCGAACACAGGAGCGGGGGGAACGCCCTCATCCGACCCGGGGACTCCGCCAGTAATCCGCTTGCGCGTGACTGGGCTCAGCTCGGCCGGGCACTCCCAGTCATAGACATTCGCGGATCGAGCCGTCACCTGCACCGTCGCGCCGATTCTCGTCGGAACCTGAAATGCCAGCGGCCCGCTGCTGCCCGCCGATCCGAAGTGCCAGCCGGCCTCGGCTACCGTGAAGTAGCTCGTCGCGTCCGGCTCCATGTCCCAAGGCTGGCTCAGCGTCAACGTGACTCCATCGTTCGCGGTCACGATTCTCTCCTGGCCCGCGCCCGTCCCCCGCGTAACGCGCACCACCATTCCTGCATAGACGTTTGCGTCCATCGCTAGCGATGGGTTCCCGATCGTCGTCGAGGACTGCGTCGCCACCGCGACCTCCGGCTGCAATTCGAGCCGCCAGTACGCATTCGTGTGGTCGTAGTTCTCATCCGGAGGGGGCATCAGGCTGGCGGGCAGCCCCGCATCGCTAAAACCTGCCGCCATGGCCTGCTGCGTCGCGATCTGCAGCAACTGCATCGGTGTCGGTCCGCGGTACACCGAGAAGGTGGTCGTGTCGCTCGTGAAACTCAGATCCGTCAACGTCACGGTGTTCGTGCTGGTTCCGTCCGGAATCGTAGCCGGAACCACGAAAGAGAGCGCGCTCTCTTGCTCGCTCGCATCGCTTCCGGTCACGGCGTAGTACAGCGTCTGGTTGCCTGCCAACGAGCCGCCTGCGCTTTGGGTGCTGGCCGCAAGGCTGATCAGCGGGATGCCCGGGCCGGTCACAGCGGGTTGTGGCGGCCGGTTGAACCCCGTCGCCAGGCTGATCGTCATCGTCCCATCTGCGTTGAGGCTGTCCTGCTCCGCGATATCCAGCTGAGGATTGCCATATTCGTCCAGCACCTTGCCGATAACCGGTCTCGGAGCCCCGATCCCGTATCCGGGCCGCCGCCCCGGTAGCCCGCTGCCGAAGACGTCTGCGTTGTTATCGCTGTACCACGAGTCCTGGTGGATCTGCGCCGTGATCAGCGCGGTCGAATAGTTCAATCCCGGAGCGATCTTCACCACGCGGAACGGCTGTTCGTCGAATCCTTCCTTCAGGTACGTTACGGTGACTAGATCCCCCGGCCTGAGCTTCAGCCCCCGCATCGTCGTGGCAAACTCCACGTATGTATTGCCCGCAACCAGCTTATCGAGTTGGAACTTCGTGATCCTGGCCGCCTGGTTGAAGTTAGCGATTCCCAACGCCGGCAGGTTCAAGCTGACCTCCTGCCCGACCGCCAGCATATCGTCCACATCGGCCACCGAAAGGCTGTCTTGTTGGTACTGGTTGAACGCGTCCTGAAACTCCAGGCTCAGGCGGTTCGGCGTCTCCGCTGTGGTCCGCGACCAGACCCGGATCCACGGCTCGCCGCTCGCGCGGCGCAGGATCCCCGACAATCCCGCCGTGCCATCCCCGAATTCATACGCCGGCCAGCCGCCCGCTATCGCTGCGCTGGCGTTGCTGCCGTCCGGCTTCGCCGGCTGCTGCAGCGCCAGTGTGTTCTCCACGCTGAGGCCCAGCAATCCGCCCAGGCCATATCGCAGGAACAGGCGCGACCCGTTCCGCACGCCGCGAATCGCATCCGCCGCGGAACGCCGGCTCTTCAACACCAGGTTGCACTGGAACCGCGCAATGCTGATCGGGTTGCCATTCAGGTCTTGTGCCGTAATTGCTTCGCCGCAGTACGCCGCTGCCTGCGCGAAGCTCGCCATGTCGATATCCTCCGGGGCCCAACCGCAGCGTCGCAGCAGATCCAGCAGCACCCACGCGGGATTGTTGGTGAAGCTTTCCCCCAGCGAAACGCCGCTTGCGGAGAACTGCTCCAGTTTCGCCCCCTCCACCAGGACCTTGATTTGCGGCAAGCTATTCCCGTTGTTGATCTGGTTCGGCACCACCACGTTCAGAACCGCCATGCTGCCGTAGGGATCGCCCAGCGGATTGCCGCCGGCGTCCACATATTCGGGATTGAAGGCCCCCGTGCGGCCGCCCATCGTGACGACGTTGTACCACCCCGTCGCCGTCATGTTCGAACCCGCTCGCCCCACCGGAACATCGACGTCGTTCACCAGGACCTTGATCACGCCCTCCATCGCGCCCATACCAAGCAACACGTCCATGTGCGTGAGGTTGCCGTCATTCTTGGAGAAGATGACCAGCGGTGCGTACCAAGCCGTGCCGTAGACCAGCGGCACGAAGTCGTTGTACCGGGCTTCGTTCATCAGCGGCGCCGACTCGTGATTGCCTTTCTCCCCGTAGCTCCGTACCACCGTTGACGGCGGCACGAATTCGATTCCCCCGAACCTTGCCGTGCCGGTCGCGAACATCCCGCGCGCTTGGCACTGCGCCCGCGTACGGTCGCAGCTCGTGTACGCCACGGTGCCGTTGAGGCTCCCGCATCCACCCGGTACGTCCGGCGAATACCCGCAACGGTAGAACGGCGAGTATTGCCCTCTTGCCCCACCCGTCGCGGCCTCGGCCCTCTGTGCCGCCGTGGCCGGAAACTTCCAGGGACACCGCCGCTCCACGCGCACATCCGGCAGCAGCAGGCGCTGCATGTTCAAGCTGTTCGTCACCGTCAGGCGCAGCGTCGATTCTGTGATCTCCGCCGGAGCGTCCGCCACTCCCTTGAACAGCACCTGGACTTCCGATGCCGCCTGGCCTTGGCTCAGGTCGTAGAACACGAACTGGGCCGTGATCTTGCTGCCCTTCCAGCCCGTGTTGCGTTCGATCTCGGAGAAATGGGAATCGGCATTCGCTAGCCACAGCGAGATCTTTGCGATCGCGTCGATCCCGTCGACCGCCCCCGACTGCATCTCGAACAGATCGTGTCGCAACACCCGTGCCGAGTACTGCTGCCCGTTCACCATCACCGCGTGCGTGCTCCAGCGCTCTATCGCGCCGGAGTTGAGGACGCAGTCGAACAGCAACAGCGGCGTCTCGGTTATTCCCTGCTCTTTGATTTCGTTGATCGTCACCATCTGCATCCTTATCTTTCCGAACCGCGCCCGTTAGGGAGCGGACTCGGGCCGCGCGCCAATTCGCAACGGGCAGGAGAAAATCCCCGGCGCTTCGCTTGTCATCGTCAGCACGTCGTTGAGGAACGAGGCGCTGGCGTACACACCGCTTTGACCGCTCGTGGCTTTATAGCTCGATGCGCCCACCTGCGCTTCCGCCTGGAACCCGAACAACTCCACCGTCGCACCGCCCGGAATCGTGACCCCAAAAGTCGTCGCCGTTTGTTGTGACGTCAGTTTTGCCCCCAGCACCAGCCGTTGCCATCCCGGTCCCACCGTCAGGCTCTGCTCCGCCGATTCCGTCCCTGCGCTGACGAACAGAGTTACTTGCCCCGCCGCGGCGCTCCGCACCCACACGCTGAAGCAGTACCGATACCAGGACGGAACTGCCACCGTCTGCGCCACGCTTTGCGCCGATCCGGACGTGTTGGCAATGCTGGTCGCCCCCGTACCGCCCTGCGGATCCGCAACCCCTGCGGTCAGCGCCAACCCCGTATCCTTCGACCAGGCGGCCGCGCCCGGCTCCTCGCTCCAACTCAGAAGGTTGCCGAGCGGATCCAGGAACACGAACGTCCCCAGTTGCCCCTCGGTTGCGCTGAACAGTTCCAGGACCGCGCCCCACTCCGCGTCCGTCAGGCTCTGCAGGTCAATCTCCCACTCCACCCTGCACGCGCCGGGATCGAACAGCTTGACCTCGCTGCCGTCCGCGAGTGTGTTGACCAGCGTCCTCTGGCGCACTTGTTTCTTGCATGGGAACTGGCTCACCGCTCCGCTCGCGAGTTGGGGAAAGTACAGCATCAGCCGTTGTTCTCCTTGATCACCACCTGCAGGCTGCCGCGTGCCTCACCATCGAGACTCAGCGCCAGTTCGTCAGACTCGAAACTGCAGTTCGCATGCGTGCTCGCGTCCCATGGGTCAACGAAGGAAAACGTGCCAAAGCGGCCTTGCTGCGACTGGAAGAACGACGAGACCTGCGCCATCTCCGTATCGTCCAGCAGGTTCAGCTTGATCACCCACCGGGTCGCCGCTGTCCCGCGCTGTGGGAACTTCTGCTCCGTGCCGTCCAGAAAGCGGAATGCCTGAGTCGCGTAGCCCGCGGTCCGGGTCGCCGGATACTGGGCCACCGCGCCGGTTTTTAGTAGCGGAAACGTGCTCATAAGTCGCCCACCACATCGTTCAACGAGTTGGAGTTCAGCATTGCCTGCCGCACCGCGTTAGCGATGTCCTGGCTGTGATCGAGGAACGATTGACTGTCCATGGCATTCACCTGCACCGTGATCTGCGCGTTGGTCGAAAGCGGCGTTCCGCTCCGGGCTCCTCCGCTTCCTCCCCAGTCGGTCACGTTCGCGCTGCGGTCGACATCGCCCTCGAACTGCATCGCTTCCGGAGCCGTGTACTGGTCGAGTGCAGGAGGCGTCGTTGCGCCGGCGCCCCCGCCGAACAGGCTCGCCAGGCCGCTGATGAGCGGTGCCAGCCCAAGTCCGTTTTCGAGAATGTTCGCCGCCGCGCTGCCAAGTGTGTCGAGCGTGGAACCGCTGCCCGCGCTCGTCTGCGGGCTGGTGCTCGTCTTGATCGCCGCGGTATTCTGCCCCGTCGCGTCTGCCTGAACCTGGGCCACCGAACGCAATTGCTCAACCGCCGCCGTCAGCGCCGCCCCCGCGTCGTTTGCGCCGTTGGACGCCGCCTGCGCCTCTCCCGGCGCCTGTTGCCCGCCCAGCCCCGCCAGCCATGATGCTTCACCTGGCGCCGCTCCTACTGCCTCGGCGAGCCTTGTCGCCAGTTCATCGAGTCCGCTGTCAGCGTTGGCCACGCTTCACCTCGCTTAGAAGCTCCTGCTCCAGAATCACCATCGCGTGCACCTCGCGAGCGCTGAGCGTTCGCGGGTCCGGTCGGCCCAGGCGCTTCCATACCTGAAACTCGTCCAGCCACGCCCTGCTGTCGCCGGAGACGTAGGATTTCGGGCACACCTCCGTCGCCACACCCCCGCGTGCCCATACCACCCGCGGCTCCGTCGCTCGCGCCGCCGCCATCCATTGGCACCGGCGCTTGATCTCCAGCCCGCTCCTCCTGCATTCGTCGCACCTCCACCCGGCTGGACTCGAGTACTGGAAGTGGAATGCGACCCTCAGTTTTTTACTTCGTCCGTAGTCAGCCCGCACTCAGCCTTGATGGCCGCCACCACCTCTCGGCAGAGCGCCTCGGGGCCCTGCCCCACCACCAGGTCCGCGGTTGCCTGTTCCCCATCGACCGTCAATCCCTCGATCTTGCGCAGCCCCCAGCGCAGGTACACCCCGTCGATCTCGGCCGCCACCAGCGCCGCCTCCAGCTTCCCGCGCGCATCCGTGCCCGCCGCCAGGTGCTCCACTCTCCCGGCCAGCTCCCAGACTTGCTGGGTCAGCTCGATCCGCCGCCCGAATGACATTCGCCCGATCGTGAACCACACCCCCGGCAGGGCTTTCGATTCGATTCTTCTTTCGCTTGCGTGCTCCATCGGCTCCCGCCTATCCAAACGCCACGTACATTTCGTCGTTGCCCGTTCCCTGCGCTCTGTTGCCCGAGAGTTTCCACTGCAGCCGCGTCTGGCTATCGTCGAACTCGGGGACTTCCGGCACCACGCTCTTGAGGTAGACTCCCGCGAGCTGGCCCGGCTGTTGTCCCAGTTGCAGCATCACCGTGATCGGCGAACTCTGCCTCGCGGCCTGGTACAGCCCCCGCGTGGCGGTGTCGTTCGTCTCGAACAGCTCGAGATCCGCCGTGACCGTTCTCATCCCCGGCGCCAGGCACCGCGGCATGTTCGCCCCGAACTCCCGTTCACGCTTGTCCAGCGCGTTTTCGAGAGTGATCTTCGCCGCGGTGACCGTGAAAAACTGGTCCGGATCGGTCCCCAGCCATACCTGGCCCAGATGCCCCGGGATGATGGAGTAGTTGTAGGGAGCAAGTGCCGGCTCCGCCGGAAAGCTCGCCAACCCTCCCTGCCCGGCCATGAAGCTTGTACTGTCGATGACATCGGCCGCGATTCCGCTGAATTCGAACTCGTGGTAGTCGCCGTTGATGTTGATCTTCATCTGGTCCACCGCGGCTCCGCATAGCACCCGCTGCACGGCGGCCGTTGGACACCAGTAGTCGAAAATGCTCGTGCTCGGCAGCGCCGTCGCTGGCAGGTAGGTTACCGTTGGGCCAATCGGCGAGCTAGCGCCCGGCGTAACCGTAAACGGCGAGCTCAGCTCGACCGTCGCCGGATCCACGATCGAGCACACGAACCGGAGTTCGCCGCCGAATGTCACCGCTTGTCCCGGCGCCAGGCCGTGCGGAGCCGTGAAGCTGAGCAGCTTCGTGTTCGCGTTCGCTGCCGCCGTACCCCCGGCGAAGAAGACAGGCGGCGCGCCCAAGCTGGCCCGGAACAGCGGCCCATATACCGGCTCGGCGTTCGGTGTGCTCCAGCTCGTCATGTAGGTCAGCAGGTCGAACGTCGTGTTCTTCCTGAGCCCCGCCGGCGTGCCTCCATACGTCCTCGTGCCCGTCTTGTCCTTCCGCTCGGGCCGGATCATCTGCTGCCTCGCCGTGAGCTTCACAGCCGGGATCCGGTTGTCGCTCGTGATTGCCGGCACCTGCCCGTAGTTCGACTCCAGCCCGACATAGAGCCGGTTGTTATTGGATGAAATATAGTTGCACGCCATCGTTTCCCCTTCCACCTGGCTCAGTAACTCACGTCCAAATCGAAGCTGATCTTCGCCATCTGCAGGAAGTTACTGCCGCCCCTCTTTACCGGCCCGAATGTGACCTCATATCCGCCGGCATAAAACATATCGCCTCCCCACTCGCCCCGGTGCGAATCCAGGACCTCGGTGGTCGCTGCCGCATAGAGGTGCAGGTCCCGTGCCAGCCTCTCCAGTCGGTCGTGAGAAACTCGAATCTCCACCGCCATGCTCGCCGTGCCGGAAAACGTCCGGAATTTCTCCCGCAGCCCGTTCGATAGCTTTTCGCAGTACACATACACCGCCGGATAGGTTACGCCGGCGGTCTTCTCTACCATCTCGAACGCAATGTTCTCCGATGCAATCTGCGTTGCTTCAATCGCCGCCAAATCCACGTGCTCCTGCTGCCCGAGGTTCGACACTGTGAACGCCAGGCCAGTGCCCCCCGCTAGCATCTCCACTACCGTGCGTGTCGCCGCCGCTCCGATCGCTGGCATCGCTACCCTCTGTTGAGGACTCCCGTCAGGCGCAAAAACATCTCCGGTCGTTGCCCGCAGTTCACTGGCCTGCCCTTTGTCAGCCCCTCCGCCGGTTCGGTCCACGTGTCCCCCGGCATCATCGGGCTATCGTTTTGCCGGGTCAGTCCCGTTGGGGAATAGCTCGCGTAGACGTTCCAGCCGGCCGCGATCTCCGGCGGATCGACTGCCATGATCGTCAACGCGCTCACCCCCGTCTTCGTGAGCGCTTCGACCGCGCTCGGCGCTCCCTCGATTCCGCCCGCCGCCACCCAGGTCACGCTGACGAAGTACGTCGCCGCACTCGCTTCGCCTGCGGCCGTTCCTAGCTCAGGCTGTACCGGTCTCGGTACCGGTGAGCTCGTCATCCCCAGCCCCCCGTTGGTTATCGACTGGCGCGCCCAATCCGCCATCTTGTCGTACTCCTGCCATTTACCCAGGAAGCGATCGTTCAGTTGCCGGTTGTAAGCGTCCCGGTAGACCAGGCTCAGCGTCCGAAAGGTGTGCCACTTGTGCAGCCCCTCGGTCACCACCACGTGCCCCAGTCCCCGCGGCACAATCGCCGTCCACAGCACGTCCTCCGATTCCTGCCGGCGCCGGAGCAGCACGTCCAGTTCGACGGCCAGTTCCTCTTGCGCCAGCTTCAGCTTCGCCGTGAGGTCGATCCTCTCCGTCTTGGCTACGTCCAGGATCGCTGACTCGTATTCCACGAGCTCCTCAATCGTCGATATCGATCCATCAGTGAATAGCGCCATCCCTCGACCTCACGCCCCGCTCGGGCCCTTATCCTTTCTTGCCGCTTTTCAGCGCCCGAAAATCGGCGTCCGAAAGCACGGTGATCTGCATTTTGCTCGCGGCTGCAAGCTGGTCCGCCGCCGCCTTCGCTTCCGCTGCACGGCCGCGGAATTCCGCAGTCTCCTCCGCCGTCGCCAGCCGTGCTTTGCCCTCGACAACCAGCAGGGCCGCCAGCGTCTTTGCAACTTCGCTGGCGAGACCCTCACGTCCTCCGTCCGGCGTCGGGAAACTGATCACTACCGCGTACGCCTCCGCGATCGTTTCCGCAACCTCGCGGACTTTTTGGTAAAACGCCATCACGTCCATACACCCTCCATAGTTCGTCTCTGCCCTATCGCTTGATCGCGCCAAGGCGCGCCGCCCGTCTACCGGACGGCGCCCCCGCGTTCCACTTGCCTACGAGTTGACCTGCACGCCGAACTGATTCCGCAGCACGCCCACGCCGTACAAAACGTCCACCGTGAACTGCTGTGCCAGCGTGTTCGGCTGGTAGCTCAGGATCACTCGCATCCCGAAGTTGCCCAGCTCCGCGTACTCCGCGATCGCTCCCGTCCCCGGCAGCGGCTGCGGCAGGCGCCGGAGCACCAGACCCAGCGCGCTCCGACCGAACGCCAGGTTATGCGTATTCACCGGCGAGCCGGTCTTGGCCACGAATTGCGACCGGAGGACGAAGAAGTCTTTGATCTTCCCCACCGTTCCGTCCACCAGGGCCCGCAGCCCCGCTTCGCCCGCCGTCTGGTACTCGCTGAAGCGTTCGATCTGACGCAACTGCGCGTACGTGTTGGCGTCCACAATCAGGTACCGCGGCTCGCTCGCCGGCATCTTGGCCTGGAACAGTTCGGTCTCGGCCGCGTCGATTGCGGCTTCCGTGATCGGAGACCCGGCCGTGCCCACCGGCGCATTCGACGTGAACGTCGCGTACGTGTTCAGCAGGTCCGTCTCGATCTTCTCGGCAAGCGCCACCATCGCCGGCTGCATGTACAGCTTCAGCAGGTCCGGAACCGCCAGGACTTTGGTCACGTCCGGCACCAGGAAGGTCGCCTCGGCGTGTGTGTTCAGCACGATCTGTGCGTTCCCCAGGCTGGGGTTCTGCGTCTGCACCGTGCCGCCTTCCGACAGGTTGTTCGCCACCAGCGTGGGCGGAATCGGCACGTTGACCGTGTCGCCGCCCTGCGCGAGCGTCGGTTCGAAATCGCGATTGACCAGGTTCCCCATCACCAGGTTCCCCATCAGAGCGGGTAAGGCATCCACTGCCACCAGCTTCACAATCGCGTTCGCCACGTTACTTGAAGTAATTGCTGGCATTCGTTCTCCTCTAGTTGGTCCTCGCCCGGCTCAATTCCCTCTGAGCGCCTGCGAGGTTATTCTTACGATGTCCTGCCGGATCCGTTCCGCTTCCTCCGGACTCATCCCCGGCCGGATTTTGTCCAGATCGCTCACCACTGCTGGCGCTGAGCTCTTGTGCGCCGTCGTCACCCCCGACCCGCCTTGAATGCGCGCCGGAAGAAACTCCGGGTTCTCGCTCAGAAAGTGCGAAAGATACTCCTTCACACTCACTTCGCCGTCATCCCCCTTCGCCAGCAGCCGCCCATCTTCCGCGCGGAAAATGTCGTCCTTCACCGCTTTGAACGCGATTTCCACCTTGGCCACTCCCAGCCGCTGCAACTCCGAACGGATCGTCGCGCCCCGGTCCGCTTCCTCGGCCATCTTCCGGCTGCGCTGATTCTCCGCCACCAATTCGTTCAGCCGCCGCTCGAGTTGCTCCCGCTTCTTCTTCTCTTCCACTAACTCGTTCTTGTAGGCGGGCTCCGTCTTCACCTGCTCCCTCCTCAAGAATTCTTCGATGGCGTCTTTCACGATCGCCCGAACTCCGTCTTCGCCTTGCACTTGTTCTCCGTCCATATCCGTGCTCCTTACTCTGCCGCCTCTTCAATCTCTTTCACGATCTGGTCCTTCAACTCCTGCCGCACGTCGCACAGGTATTTCTGCGCCAGCTTCTTGAAGATCTCTTTGCGCAGCGTCGGCGACCCAACTCCCAAGCCCAGCATCTTCTGGGCATCGTCCAGATCGCTCGAAAAGTCGCCGATGTCGAACTCGTCCAGCCCCGCAACATCCACCGTCAGCCCATCCTGCCTCGCCGCTTCGATTGCTCGTAGCAGCCGCTTCAGCGTTTCCTTGATCGCGTCTCCGTACGCCCTCAGCACCTCGTGTGTGATCGTGAAATCCCGCAGCTTACTGGTTCCCGACTGCGTCGTCTGCGCGTCCCACGACTGCGGCATCAGGTAACATACCCGGTAAATCTCGCTCTTCAGCCGGTTCAGGTTGTCCACCGCAATCTGGTAGACCTTGCCCTCCGGCTCTGCCCACCCGAACTTGTCATCCTTCCCCAGCTGAATGTAGTAGGACTCCCCGACTATCTGGGTCCACGGCCGTTCCGAGTACACCACCGGCATCGCGAACAGCCCCATCGTTAGTGCCCAGCCCAGCGCATTCGACTTATTGAAGTGCTCCAGTTGCAGCAGAGCGGCTTTGTTCATCAACCAGAGCCCTTCCGAGACTTGTAACCTGAACAGCGGCACCCGCCGCAGCCCGGCCAGCGCGTGCCTCCCTGCGTCCACCAGTTCCGGCGCGCTCTTCTCACCGGCTTTGCCCTCTACCCTCCGGTAAATCTGGAATTGCTCTTTGTCGTAGTAGACCCACCGCGTTTCTTTGAACCAGCCGCCGTCCGGTGTGTCCTGCCGCAGGTTCGTAGTCCGTAGCACCACCCAGTCCAGGTTGCCCTGTTGATCCTCGCTCCAGTTGATGAGGTCTTCCGCCCGGTATTCCACCAGGTAGGCTCGCGACGCGCCCCGCTGATCTTCTTCGGCCCGGTTCGCCGCGGGTTCCGCGATCCTCGGAAAGTCCACCAGAATGTAGCTCGCACCGCCTACCAGCGCCTCGATCAATTGCCGGCGCAAGAAGTCCGTCAGGCTCGTCTGTTTCCGGTCGCAGTCCTCGGCGAATGCCCCAAAGAACGCCCTCCCGGCCTCGTTTTCTCCTTCGAAGGTCAGGATCGGTTCGCGCCGGAACAGTGTTGCTGCGAACCAGTCGATAATCGATCCCACGTAGTTCTCATAGAACACCCGGGCCAGCCGCTCGGCGTATACATCGCTCGGCTCTTTCTGCCGCCGGGCCAGGTGCTCAGTGGCGTTCGCCTTGAGCTGCTCTCCGCCTGCGTACAAATCGCGGTAAACCCTCCACATCGGCTTCCGCCGCGTGTAATCCGGATGTTCCCGATCGATCTCCATCTCTGTCTCCTTTACCGCCTTACCGAACCGCGACCGTCAGGGAGCGGACCTCCTACAGCAGCCGCATCCCTTGCTCACCCACCGGCGGCAGCGGCCGGCACTCCTGCCAGATCAGGTACCCCAGAGCGTCCGATAAGTGCGTCCGCCGCGGGTCTCTGTCTTTATCGATCACCAGACTGTCCGCCTTGTAAGTCACCTGCTCCAGGTCTTTCACTAATTCCGTGCACTTCCGGTCGACTACTAAGTACGTCTCCGCCGACGCCGATCGCAGCTTCGCGTTCACCAGCCCCACTCGCTCTCTCACCAGCGGATTCGCCCGTGGCACCTTGTAAGCCACGTTGCGGTATCCCCCCCGTTGGAAGAACTCCCGGATGACTTGGTAGTCTGTCGTTCCCGCCGTCTGCATATGGTTCCCCGACGCGTCGCCGTAAACGTAGATCCCGGCAAAGTGCCGCGGGAACCGCGCCGCGAACTCCTCGCACGCTTGCTGCGTCGTCGCGCGGCTGAGCACGATCTCCGCCAGCACCCTCACCGTCTCACCGGCGATTTGCGCCACCACCGAGCACATCGGGTCTACGTTGAAGTCCAGCGCCCATAACAGCGGCAGCGTCTCGTCGACCTTCACGTCCGCCGTGTGCTCCATCCGGCTGAACGCGTGATACACCAGCCCCGCGCTCAGGCTGATGTATTCCCCCATTACTTCCTGCTCGTAAAACTTCGCGTCGTAGCTTGGCTTTAGCCGTTCGTAGAAGTCCGGAATCTGCTCCAGCAGATAGTGGTTTTCGAACGGTTCGGCAACCACTAACTCGTACCCTTCCACCCGATCCTGCACGAATCGCCGGTACACCCAGTCGAATCCCTTCGGCGTCCACGTTGCGAACCCGCACAGCCGCGTCGCCTTCGGGTCCCGCAGTCGCCCTTCGAGCACCACCCACGCCTCTTCCTGCGTGTAAGTCAGTTCGTCCAGTCCGAACCACGCCAGGTTGGTCCCTCTCAAGCGGTCGAACTCCTCCACCGCCCGAAACAGAATCCGCGATTTCGTGTCCTTCAGGACCACCGTGTTCTCGGCTTTGCTGTGCTCGTACGGAATGCGGCTTCTGTCGAGAATCTCGAATAGCGCCGTTTGCGTCGCGTCCCGCAGCATGGGATAAGTGGGGGCTCCCAACAGTCCCAGCCGTCCTTTGTTGACGTACGCCAGCTTGATCGCTTCCTGGCACAGCGCCTGGCTTTTCCCTGACCCGATCGGCCCCGAAAAGCCCTTGAACCTCGCCTTGGACTGGTGGAACCGGGACTGCGAGGCCAGCGGACTGTACTCTATTTGCCGGGTACATGTTCCTTTTCTTCCGGTTCTATCCATGAGACCTTAATCTCCTTTGGCGTCTCTTCCAGGAGTTCCTTTTCGAGTTGCAGCAGCCGGATGAAATCTCCCACCGTCGGCTTCAGTTCGTTGCTCTCGATCTTCTCCCCGATCTGCCGGATCGCCTGCTTCACCAGCGCCTTCTTGTTCTTCCCCCGCTTCGTCTTCCTCGCGTGCTTGGCTTCCGCCATCTGTTCCGGCTTTGCCCCCCGCTTTGTGTGTGCCGCCAT